GCACTAACAAAGAAGCCTCTGAATTTATACAGACATATTCGGATGTTTCTAACTTCCCTGTTTACGGACAATCTGATTGGAACTATCAATATATTACTGAGAAGTTCCCTAAAGAAGTTCCTTGGAATCAAACTCAAATAAAGATTATCTCAATCGATATCGAGACTACGGTTAATCATGGCTTCCCTGATGTTTACAATCCTATGGAAGAAGTCACTCTAATCTCGGTGATGGAAGCTAACACTAAGCGAATCATCACATGGGGGTGCGGAGAGTACACACCCACAGAACACACTGCTCACTTAGATGTGGACTATCGTTATTGTTCAGATGAGAAAGATTTGTTCAAACAGTTCCTAGATTGGTGGGCACAAGATCCTCCTGATGTTGTGACTGGTTGGAATATTCAGCTATTCGATATTCCTTATCTTGTAGCTAGAACCGATAAGCTTTTTGGTGACGACAAGAAGAAGGCATTCAGTCCTTTTAATCTTGTCAACAAAAAAGAAGTAAAGATTGGCACTCGTGAGTTCTTGCGTTATGAATTGTGGGGCGTAGCACAGCTAGACTATCTTGACCTTTACAAAAAGTTTACTTACATAACTCGTGAAAACTACAAGCTGGATCACATCACAGAGGTAGAACTCGGGCACAAAAAACTAGAAAACCCTCATGACACTTTCAAAGAATTCTACGAGAAGGATTGGAATTTATTCGTTGAGTATAATATTATCGACAGTGTTCTCGTAGATCAATTAGAAGACAAGCTGAAGCTTATTGAACTATGTCTAACAATGGCATACGATGGTAAGATGAACTATTCTGATGTTGCGTCTCCTGTAAAGACTTGGGATTGTTTGATGTACAATCATCTGTGGGAACAGCAGGTAGTGTTTGGTCAGAAACAACACAAACAGAGCAGTGGTGGTATCGCAGGTGCGTATGTACAAGAACCTGTCCCAGGTCAGTACGAGTGGGTAGAAAGTTTTGATGCTACCTCACTTTATCCTTCTATCATCATGCAATATAATATGTCACCTGAAACACTAGTGCAAGGCGAAGTTTACGATGTCACTGTAGACGGCATGTTGAATCGTCAATACAACTTTGATGGTAAGTATGCAGTTGCAGCAAACGGTCAATGCTTCTCACGGGACAAACTAGGATACATGCCTGAGATTGTGCAGAAGTTTTTTGATGATAGACAGAAATATAAGAAGCTGATGAAAGAGGCCGAGCAATTGCTTGAGGACACGAAAGATCCTAAGTACAAGAATGACATTGCAAAGTATAACAACTTTCAGATGGCTAGAAAGATTCAGCTTAACTCTCTTTATGGTGCGATGGCTAATCAATATTTTAGATTTTTTGATACTAGAATAGCAGAAGGTATTACACTGTCGGGACAATTCATTATTCGTGAAACTGCTGTGGCACTTGATGTGTTTGTCAACAAGATTGTAGGCACTGAGAACGAGATGTACAGCTTCTATTCTGACACTGACTCTTGCTACATAACACTCAAGGCAGTCGTTGACAAGTTCTTTGCAGACAGAGATATGGACAAACTTATCGACATTCTTGATAAGATCGGTACAGACCAGATCGAACCTTGCATCTCAAATGCTATGGACCAGCTTGCAGACTACACCCACGCATACGAGAAAAAGATATTCTTTAAGCGAGAAGCAATCGCAGACAAGGCTATCTGGATCGCTAAGAAACGATATGCGATGAACGTGTATGACAACGAAGGTACCCGATATAAAGAACCTAAGTTAAAAGTTATGGGGTTGGAGATCGTTCGTTCGTCCACACCTGCTCCTGTGAGAGAATCTTTGAGAGAGGCAGTAAGATTGACTCTTACTACTGATGAGAAAACTCTGCAAAAGTTTATTGCAGATACTCGTGATGCATTTATGAAAATGCGAGCCGAAGATATTGCGTTTCCTAGAGGATGTAACAATTTAGGAAAGTACACTGATTCTGCCGACATCTATAAAAAAGGTACTCCGATACATGTGCGAGGAAGTCTACTATATAACTATTATCTAAAGCAAAACAAGATAGATCAAAAGTATGAAAGGATACAAGAAGGAGATAAGATTAAGTTTTTGTATCTGAAAGAACCTAATACCATGAGAGAGAATTGTATCTCATTCAATACAGTTATTCCCAAAGAGTTCGATGTCCACAGATATGTAGATTATGATTTGATGTTCAAGAAATCATTTTTAGATCCAATGGGCACGATTGTCAAATCTCTTAAATGGGACACCGAAGAACAGAATACACTTGAGGACTTATTTTCATGAACGTAGCAATTATTGGATATGGCTTTGTTGGAAAAGCTACTGAATATCTTCTACAACAAACAAAATGTAATATACAAATACATGATCCTGCACTGGGTATGGAATGTGATTTTAAATCTGTTGAATACGCTTTTGTTTGTGTCCCAACTCCAACTACTGGCAATGAATTGGACATTAGTATACTAACCGAAGTGTACTCTGAGTTTAAAGATAAATGTCAACTTGTTATTCGCAGTACTATTGGGCCTGAACAGGTACATCTATTTCCACAGGCACATATCATGCCGGAGTTTCTTCGTGAAAGATGCTGGCGCCTAGATGTTGATGACTGGAATTTGCCATTGATACTGGGGCTGACATGTGATGATGATGAGTTTGTAGGTATATTTGAAACGAGTGAAAAGCCTCTTCGAATATGCAAACCAAAGGAAGCTAGTATGTTTAAACTGATGCGTAATGCTGCACTTGCGATGAGAGTGGCAGTTGCTAATGAGTTTTATGAGATTTGTCAGAGAGAAAATGTAGACTATAAATTTTTGTCTGAAATGTTATCAACAGATAATTGGACAGGAGGAACACACTGGGATGTTCCTGGACCAGACGGAAAGATGGGGTTCGGCGGCAGTTGTTTCCCTAAGGACTTGACACATATGAAGTCTTTGTGTTATAATGATTTTAATATTTTTAATACAGCTTTGGCTATTAACAAGGTACGGAGAAACAAATGAGTTTATTGGAAAAATTGAAGAAGAACAGCACGATTAAAGATACTGCTATTCTTACTGAATCGAAATTCTTCGGAGTCAAAGATTTGATCCAGACAGCAGTGCCCGCATTGAACGTGGCTCTCAGTGGTAAACTAGACGGCGGTTTGACTCCCGGTCTAACAGTATTTGCTGGACCTTCCAAGCATTTTAAAACAGCGTTCTCATTGTTACTAGCTAAATCTTATCTAGACAAGTACGATGACGGCGTAGTATTGTTCTACGATTCAGAGTTCGGTACACCACAGGCATATTTTGATACTTTCGGTATTGATACTAACCGAGTGATTCACACACCAATCACAGACATCGAGCAGTTGAAGCATGATGCAATGTCACAGATGAACGGCTTCGAACGAGGCGACCACGTGATTGTGATTGTAGACTCTATAGGTAACCTTGCATCTAAGAAAGAAGTTGATGATGCGCTTGATGGCAAGTCGGTTGCTGATATGACACGAGCAAAGCAGATGAAGTCACTGTTTAGGATGATAACTCCTCACTTGACTATCAAAGACATTCCCATGGTAGTTGTGAATCACACTTATCAAACTATGGAAATGTTCAGCAAGGCAGTTGTTTCTGGCGGAACTGGCGTGTATTACTCCGCCGACAACATTTACATCATCGGTCGTCAACAAGAAAAGACTGGTACAGATTTGACAGGCTATAACTTCATTATCAATGTTGAGAAGTCTCGTTTCGTTCGTGAGAAGTCTAAGATTCCTGTTGAAGTATCATTCACAGGCGGCATTGCAAAGTGGTCAGGGCTACTTGATATGGCAATGGAATCAGGACATGTTATCAAGCCTAGCAACGGTTGGTATCAGAGAGTGGACACTGAATCAGGAGAAGCAGTAGAACCTAAAGTAAGAAACAAAGATACTTACACTAAGGATTTCTGGTTGCCTATTCTTTCAGATCAGACTTTCATTGATTGGATTGAAAAACGTTATACAATCTCAAGCTCAGACGGTATAATGAAAGAAGAAATAACAGAGGAAGATATCGCAAATGTCTACGAAGCAATTGAAGAATAAGGGCGAGTGTGATCGCTGTCAAATAACGATACACGAAAATGACGTAGCAATATGTTTTCACACAGACACAGAAGAGTTGTATCTATGTGAACCGTGTGTTGACGAAGTGTGTAAAGAAGCCCTCAAGGAACATATTTAATGCAACAAAACATTGAAAGAATCATTCTTACTAATCTGTGCTATAACGAAGAATATTTGCGAAAGGTTATTCCTTTTCTAAAATCCGAATACTTTTCTAGCAGTTCTGAAAGAGTAATATTCAATAAGATTGCTTCACATACTGATGCATACAATGCGGCTCCTTCAAAGCAAGCAATCATTATTGCTCTTACTGAAGACAAGACAGTATCCGAGACTCAGTACAATGAAGTTCAGGCTATTGTCAATGAGATGGAACAAGAAGACACGAACGGAGAGTGGTTGCTAGACGAGACTGAAAAGTTTTGTAAAGATAAAGCACTGTTTAATGCCGTGATGGAAAGTATTCAAATCATTGATGGTAAGAACAAGGATCTAGGTAAAGATGCATTGCCTAACATATTGTCTGATGCTCTCGGTGTTGGCTTTGATAACAATGTAGGTCATGACTATATTGAAAACGCATCTGAACGATTTGATTTTTATCATAGACTAGAAGAGAAGGTGCCTTTTGATCTTGATATGTTAAACAAGATTACTGGCGGTGGACTTTCTAATAAGACTCTCAATGTTGCACTAGCAGGAACAGGTGTAGGTAAATCTTTGTTCATGTGTCACATGGCAGCGGGTAATATCGCAGCAGGAAAGAACGCATTATATATAACACTAGAGATGTCCGAAGAAAGAATTGCAGAGAGGATAGATGCTAACTTAATGAATCTTCCTATTGGGCAGTTGAAAGATTTATCTAAAACAATGTTTGATGACAGGATCAGTAAACTAAATGAAAAAATTCAAGGTAGGCTCATTGTTAAAGAATATCCGACAGCATCGGCACATTCGGGCCATTTCAAATCGCTTCTCAACGAGCTTAAACTCAAGCGAAATTTTCGGCCTGACATTATTTTCATTGATTATCTCAACATTTGTTCTAGCAGTCGCTTTCGTGCTGGTTCCTCTGCAAATTCTTACACTATTATTAAGTCCATTGCAGAAGAACTTCGAGGACTAGCAGTAGAGTTTGATGTTCCTATTGTCACAGCT